ATGGATAAGGGTAGCTCTTATACTGTCTCCATATTTTGTGGGCTGGACATTAAACCTGCTGTTTCAGTAGGCTGTTCTGTACCAGGTGGCACATTGTTTTGGTTTTCCATCTGAGCTTGCATAAGATCAGGACCGATTACATCAGCCATAAAATTTTGCACAGCTTCTTCTTCACTTTCTCCACCATATCTTTGCACTGCAAATCTTTTTACAATGGATAAAGGAAAAATAACATTAGGTTCATCTGTTCCAAATTGCTTAATAGCTGATGCTAAATCTGGAAAGATTTTACTTAATGCTTCTTTAACAGATGGAGACATAGCAGCTTCTAAACTATCCATCTCTTCATCAGTTAAATTTTGTGTTCCCCCAAGTGTAGTAGTCATTTCTGTATTTGCTTGGGATTCTTCTACAGGAGGAGTTACCTGAGCTTGTGTAGGCTGTACTTGTTGTGTTCCTTGTAATGCACCTAAATCAGCTGCTGCAGGAATCATAGGTTTTTTATCTATTAATCCTGTTGTTGTAATTCTATTATCTGGTCCTAACGCCATTATGCTAATACCTCTTTAATTTTTTTCTTTTCAATTAATCTACCAATAATATAACTTCCATTTTCAATTAGAATACTATACAATCTACCTAATAAATTAAATTTATTTTTACCTAATCTCCATTTAATATCTTTAGTTCTGTTAGACATTATATGATTCCAGAATTTAGTAACTAATTTATTTTTCTTCATAATTTTAGTTATAGGAACTGCCCAGTACCAATAACCATTAATATGAGTTGAACTAAAATTATTAATTGTAAAATTCCAACTTAATCTACAATCTTCTTTTGACATTAATTTTTGTCTATATAATTCTGTACAAATAACAGTACCAAATACATTTTTTGCTTTCTCTTTTGCTTTTTTAAAAGTCTTTTTAATAGTCTTTACAGCTTTCTTAGCAACTTTTTGTCCTGGTTTAGTCATTAATGCAGCTGCTGCCATAGTGTATGGGTTCATCATTGCAGTTCCCGTCATTGTTGAACCACTTGTTGTTGCAGCTAATGAACCACTCATAGTACCTCCTAAGACATGTCGTGTCATATTATTAATTATAATATCACCAGCTGCCCCAGTTATTTTTTTAGTAATATAATTTGTTAACAAATTTCCACCAACATCAATAGCTGAACTTATTAATTGATCTTTTATAGTTGGCTGAGTTGCTTGATACGCATCCTTCATTATTTCAGAATAATCAATTTGTTCTTGTTTAGGCATACTCATAACTTTTTCTAAAGCTGTCATCTCTGTAGACTCAGGAGTTCTTTCTGGTTCTTTATACTCAAGATCTATAGTTTTAGCTTTTTTAGTTACAAATGTACCTGTTTTAGCATCAAATTCTACTTGACTTGGTATTTCTCTTTGTATTTTTTCTGTTTGTTCTGCAAGTGTTAAAGCACCAACTAGATCTTCTCCACCTTTTTTAGCCCCCTCGTAAGCTTCAAACTCTGTTAAGTTAGGTGTTACAGATTTTTTAGCAGTATCTACTTCTTCGTAGTCGTAACTGCCATCATCTTGTCTAATTAATTGTGCAACCATTTATATTTTTTCCTTATTGCGTTTGTGGGCTTCTGGGAGGTTTAGTAGCTGCCGCACTAAAGCCAGCTTCCCCTGGCATCGAAACAGATCCTGTTCCAATGTTGCCACCTCCAGCTCCTGTTGGATCTGTTGGCGAAGCTCCTGGAGGTATTGGACTAGCCTGTCCCATTTGACCTTGTCCTCCAGCAGCGGTAGTATTGTTTTGATTTCCATTTGCCATCCCCATTATTTGTGCATATATCGCAGCTTTTTCTGGATCATTAATTAATTGATCTGGATCAATATCTAGCGATTTAGCTATTTCTTTTAAACATGTGTGCCATCTTACAAAAGGTGCTAAAGCAGGATTAGATGCTGTCTGCATAAACGTCATCAATCTTTGTGATCGTACTTCTTTTTGCATTAAAGAAGATGTACCTTGTGCTTTAATTTCAAGATCACCCTTGATATGTGGAGCCTCATCATTAAATTGCATGTTCCAATGAAATAAAGATTCCCCTAGAGGTTTTAGTAAATAGTCATCAATATTCTTAATAACTGTTTTTATACTTAAAGCTGCAGCTCCCATTAACATTGACATACCTGCTGCAGTTCGTGTTGTAGACTGTATTCCTGTTGCTCCATGTGAATAGGAAGGAATACCTGTTGCTTCGTCTGCAAGTTGTCTAAACTTGTCAAACATCATTAAATTTTCATGAGCAGTATTTGGAAACTTAACTCCATGAATAGCCTGTCCTGGCTGTCCACTTTGTCTTCTAAATATTTTACCAGGAAATACTTTCATATCCTGACCTGGTACTAATAAAGTTTCATCAACATCAAAAATTAAATTTCCTGCTAATGCCAAATTATCAATAGCCATTCTTGCATGACCATTCATAACTTGTTGAGAGTCTTCCATATTTTCTGGAATACCTACTCCAAAAAATTGATATGGATTTATCTCATAAGGTGATACTAAATAAGGAAGTCTTGTTGGTGTAAATGGATTTTCAACCATTCTAAGTATATGCCCACCACAAATCCAAACATTAACATGCACAACATCATTTGTTGTTTCATATGAAATATTACATTCATCTGCTAATTTTTTATCAATTGCTCCCCAGTATTCTAAAACTTCAAATCTATTTTTATAAAGCTGACTTATATTTTCTCTGTCATACAAAGATGATTCATAACCTCTTGTCTGATAATTAGGTCCCGTTTCAAGACAGGCACGAATTGCACCTTCTTTAAACATAGGTTTCTCAATTAAATTTTCTAACTGTTGTTTATTATAAGAATGTCTTTGAATAACATAATCACAGTCATTAATATTTGTTGCATTTGGGTCTGGATAAAAATCCCAGCAAGATACTGCTTCTATCGATGGGATTGCTTTTGTTTTTGCAACATAAATATTATCTTTATTACCTTCATCATCTTCAACTGTATCATAACTATGATATGTTTTAGAATCAGTAAAAGGTCCTTTTAAAATTCCTGTTCCTAATAACGACATTTCAAAAAAGACATGTCGTAAAATTGTAATAGCTCTACTCTCTTCTAGCTGATCATGAATTAATTTTTCCATTTGTTCTGCAGCTATTTTTGCAGGTTCAATTTGTAGAGTTCCTTGTGGCGAAGGACCTGCTTCAAATCCTAACTCTTCATAATCCTGTGCAATATTTTTAATTAAATCTGTAGCTGTTGCCCCTGGTGCTAAAGCTTTACCATCACCATCAAAACCATAAAGATCCTGAATAATATCTTTTGTTCTTAATTGATCAGGTGACTTTTCACCATTCATTTGCCCAGCTTGTGGGTTTAAATGGGCGTAGGCATCAATATTTTCTGGCACTGAAGTAGGTCTTACTCCTAAAGGAAACTTTCCTTGAGAAAATAAAACTTCTATAATTTGTCCAAAGGATGCTAATACTTTTGTTTTTGTAATCTTAACAAAAACTTTTGAATTCTCGTTAGTACGAAAAGCCATTTCAGGTCCATAAAGACCTCGATAATTTCGGTACGCCTTTAGCCAACGTTTTTCATCATATAATTTAGAAGTCTCAGATTGCTGAAACTTCTGCCTTATATAACCGACTAAAGGATTAACTTCCTCTATATACGGTGTTTTAGCCATATTATTATATTTTAAATATGTTTTTTACAAAATCTTTTTTAAATTTTTTAAATAAATTTAAAGGTTTTCCGATATTTCTATTTTCATATTTTTTCAGAAATTCTTTTTCAACAAGTGAATTAACATCTGCTACTAAAGTTTTTTTCTGATTATTATTTTTTTTATTTTTAGGATGTTCATTACTATAAGTCTTAGTCATAACTAGTAATCTCTAACTTCTGCTTTTTTAAAAATCGATGCGTCTACTTTTTCTTTTTTTCCTGGTCCATCTGGTGCATTACCTAAATCACCCTGTTTGATTTTTTCATTAGGGTTTATAGTTAATTTGTCATTGGGTCTTTTAGCAACATCAGATCCAAGTTCACCTTGGCTGACTTTTCCTAAAATCTCCTTACCTTTTGGGTATCCATATCCTTCTGGCATTTTTATCTCCTTGTGTAATTAATTAATAATCTTTTTCATCTGCTAATTTAAACAATGACTCTTGTACATGTACTTTTCCTGGCTTAGTAACATAAGCTCCATCTTTATATAAAGAACCTTCTTCAGATTCTAAATAATTTTTAGAATTACCTTGAGTAGGTGCATCTTTATTAAAGTCAATATTAGTTGCTTCCTGATTTGGCTGTTTGCCATCAGGTGCTGAACCAAGATCTCCTTGTTTAACTTTAGCTTTTGGATCAAAGTTTTTTTCCATTATTCATCTCCTTCATCATCAGAGTCATCTGTTTTTTCTTCAAGTTCCATTAATAAGTCTTCTTCCTTTTCATGTAACTCTCGGATATCTTCAATGACATCTTGAATTGTTCTTTTTTTTCTTTTCTTTTTAGCCACGGGGTTTCTCCTATAGTTTTATTTTTTTAATTGACAATATGTTTTTAGTTGGTATAGTGGTATATGAGCCACCCTGTTTAATTTCTTGGTTATCTTCAAAACCTAAATCTGCCATAATAACTGTTGTCTTGGAGTTCTCTTCAACTAGCCAGCCAACACTTTTACAAATAGCAGTTTTTGATTTTTTAATTTCTGAAATATAGGTCCATTCTGAATTACTAATTATATCTTCCCAATATACAATTACTAATTCATATGGAAAATTCTTTTTATTAATTTCTGGTAATTTTTTTATCTTCTTTCTTGGCATTTTATTTTAAAATAAAACAACCAATATTTTTACCTATCCCTTTTCCAGGTGTACCATCTTCAGTAGCACACCATTTAATATCTCCAAGATTTCTAAGTTCAGCTTTTACTTCAAAAAGCATAAATAACCATCCAGGAAGTGGATAAACTAAAACAATCTGTTTACCTTTTTTATTTTCGGCAATAGCCTTTTTAACCCAGGCTGTTACACCTCTTTTCTTTCCATGTAAAGTTAGTGGTAACTTAATAGTTCTATCTTGACTAATAGATCCAAACGGGGGATTAACATAATTAGATTGTCCCCAGTCAACTGTTAGTCCATCAAATCCATCTGGCAAAGGATAAGGACAAGGATCAAAATCAAAATTAAATTCTTGATTTAATTTTTTATAAACATCAGGTGGTGTAAGCCAGTAATGTTTTTTATCTAATTTATTTCCTTTATGAAATTTATTATCTTCTACTCTATAATTCACTAGTATCCAAATATTCTATCCGCTGGTTGAAATTGTGGTCTGAGAGTTTTATTAAATCTTTCTGCGTAACGTGTATGCATAGGTCTACTCATACATCCATATCTTAATGCATCGTAAGCATGATCTTCTGCGTGTGTATTAATATCTTCTGGATTACTATCATCTAAAGGTAAAAGTGGAAAGGTACGAATTAAATTTCTACAAGTAGAAAATATTCTAAGTCCTGGTTCCTTTTTCTTATCGTCAGTAATCTTTAGTCGTTTATGAATTTCTAATTTACCACTGATTCTACTTTTAGGTGTTCTATCGGAAGGTCTCCAGCGACACCCTGTTTGAATCATTGTTTCTGCAATACTTGGACCGATATCACCCCGTTTTGCCCATGTACTAGCGTCTAAGACCCCGTAGCGGATGTATTCATCCTTCTCTAGCATTAAGACTTTTCGTGCAAATACATCTGCCGTAATCTTTTGGGTATATAGTTCTCGATATATCCATAAGTTATTATCATAATCAATAGCAAACCAAAGAACACAAGCAGGAGAAGCGTAGCCCCAGTCTGCAGCACGAAATCTCTGCCAACCCTTAGGTATTTCAAAGGGATCAACAATATGTAGTGCTTTATTAAATTCAGGAAATGCTGAATCTTCAAATGCATCCCAGTCTCCATCTAAAAATTGTTTACGTTGTACTTCTGGTAATGATGCCAACATTGCATAATAGTCGTCTGTCTGCATCAAGTAGGGATTATCTTGTAACTTTGCTGGTATAAATCTTCTAGTAATTATTTTTACTCCAGTAGGAGTACTAACTTCTAGATTAAATGATTTATTAGGTTCTGTTGGGTTTACAAACATTTCACGTACCCATTGTGAACCTATATTACCTGGATTTCCTGTGGATCTCATAAATACAGGTATCCCTGGATCAACTGAACGTAATGATGATCTTAAAAAATTATATATATCTGGCGAAGGATATTGTGGTAGTTCGTCTATTCCTATCCATGTGTAAGATTGCCCTTGGTAACGTAAAGCATCTGTCATGTTCTCTGCGTACCCAAACTCTATCTTTGCTCCTGACGGGAATCTCCACTCTTTTTCTTGCTCTCTCCATTTTGCTCCTGGAAATGCTCTGTTGTATAATCGTTGAGAATGCGTAATCAAATCTCTCAACTCAGGCATTGTTCTTCTAAGTAGTAATGCACGGTGATGTGTTTTATCACAGTAACGTAGAGGATCAATTAACATGGCGTATGATTTGCCACCACCTCTTGCTCCACCATAAAATACTTCTCGTTCTGAAGCTGCTAGGAAATCTGTTTGTGGACCTGTGTTAGGTTTAAAAACAACATCCTGCTGGTAGATATGCTGTTGCACATTCTTAGATGCACTATCGATTACGTCTTGAGTTATTAGTTGCTGTTCTTTACCATCTAAAGTTTTATTAATAGTTAATAATTTCTTTTTGGTATTCTCTGCATGAGCTTTAGCTGAACGAAGAGTCTGCTCTGCTTGTGCAACTTTTTTTCTAGTTCGTGCTAGAATCTGTTTGGCTGATGCCTTTGCTTTCTTCCGAACTATTTTCTTTGGTTTCGGAGGTGCTATCTCTGATAACTCGTCTTTTAAGTCCGACATGGGAAAGGTATCTACCTGTTTTTTTATATAGCCACTTGGCTACTTCTCGATATGAGCATGTTTTTAAATAAATCTTTGCTTGCTCTAATGCTTGTAGTTCTGATTCTATTGATTCAATATAATCTGTGTCTTTTGAAAGTTTATAACCAAAAGGAATAGTTCTAGCTTTTCGTTTTATCTTTGTCAATGTTATCCTTGGCTGGTAGTATAAAAATACCATGTAGGGATTTCATGTTTATGTCGATCTGATCTTTACGTACAATTCCAATCCGATCTAAAATCTGTTTTGCTGCTTCCATTCTAATACTAGCATGAGGAGTCGTACCATCCTCGTCTAACATGTCTACCATTTTGGTAGCAGCTTTAGCTGAATGAGTAGCTAAGTAATTCTCAGCACGAGATATAATCTCCTGCTTTAAATTTCTAACTACTTTTGGGTAGGAATGCTCTGAATATCCTGCTAACTCTCCCGCCTTCCTTGGGTTTCCTCTGGCTTCCCCGAATAATGCGTCTAGAAACTTTTCCTGTGTACTGGTTAAGCTTCTTTCTTGAGTCTTTAGAATAGTAGAATCCATGTTTTGCATTTATAAGTTCCATTATTTCTTTGAATGGCATATCTTTTGTATTTATCATTCAACAACGTAGTTTCCTAAATTGTCTAATTTCCATTTATGTTCTTGATCAACAATAGTATTTAAATCTATTACACCTAGAGTTGTTTCATCTGTTTTCTTTTTATATATCTTTTTTTCTTTAGCTTCTTTATCTTTTTTAATTTTTTCATTTTCTAGTTTAACTCTTTCAATGGCATCGGCTGCCTCATCTGACATCATACTTTTTACTTTTGTACCTGCAATACCATAAGTTCCATATGTAAACGTACTACGAATAGGTTTTGTAATAGGATTAGGAAGAAGTATCTCTCTCATCTGGCTTTTTAAACTTGGTTTAGTAACCTCTTCTACAATTTTAGCCCCTCTGTCTGCAGAACCTCCAGACTGTAAATGCTCTTTAACCTGTGTATGTAATTTTTCTGATGAAACAGGTTTATCTGATTTTGGTATTTCAGGTTTTTTAACTTCCGTTTTAGGTGCTTCAGGTTTTTTAACTTCCGTTTTAGGTGCTTCAGGTTTTTTAACTTCAGGTTTTTTAGGAGCTTTAGTTTTCTTTGCCATTCTAGCAAAATAAGCTTGTAAACTTTCTCCTGATTTTATTCCAGGCGTTGAACTTTTAGAAACTTTAGAAACTTTAGAAACTTTAGGAGTAACAATATTTAAGTCTTCAAGAATCTTATTTTTTTCAGAGGTTTTTATTTTCTTATTACCTTTGAAAAATTCATAAGATTTCTTAAAATTCTTCTTTGTAAGATATTTAGCTCCAACTTTTACTAATTCTTTAGCAAGTTTTGAGCCTACTATTCTAACTGCACCTTGCCATACAATGGCAACTAAGGCTGTTCCAGTAATTAATGCCATAAATATTAAAACCCTTAAGTTAAAATCAGGAAATCCTAGGAATTCCCTAATAATTGATGCACTTGCTTCATCAATAGATGAAAACAGTGAACCTAATGATGCAGTTTAGTGATGACCTCTTGTGCATGTGAGCATGCAAATGTGTACGTGTGTCCTTTTAAAGTGCATTGATTCTATTATACACATGATTATAGCTTTTGTCAAGCTTTATTTTAATTATTTTTGTGGGTGCGACAATATGTCATAATAATATCCTTGACAAAATCGTAAAACAGGTGTATAATATAACTATAGGTTATACGGGGGGTTATATATATATAATATAGCTAGATATAGAATATACTAAGGACCCCCCAGGGATATAGTCGGGAGATTTTTAGTTATTTTACTAGAATATGTTCCCAGAAATATAGCCCGCTGTATGGTTTACAGCACTTTGGGGTATTTTGGGTCGTAGCTATATAAAGAAGGAAAGAAACCACCCTAGCACCCTGCCTATCCCTATGGGGTACCCTGAAATTTTTATATATGTATAGAAAAAAATACCCTGATAAAACTTGGGTATCACTTGGGGGGATTTTAGGGGGTATGATTTTTTGTATATACAGGTCTTAAGTAAATCACTTTTAATAATAAAAAGTTAGATCCTAAGTAAATCACTTGAGAATATTTTTAGAGTAGGCAAAAAAAAACCCCCGATTAACTTTTAAATTAATCAGGGGTTAATTTCTTTTAGTATTATCTAATTAAAACTCTTTTAAACAATTATATCTTTTTACTAATAAATTAAAATAACATAATGCAAGTTTATTGTATTCTATTGCTTTTAAATCCATTCCTAACAACTTAATATATGCTACATCTATTTTTTTTTCTATTCCTCTTTTTTTATCTTCCTTTATTTTAATTTTAATTTTATTAATTAAAATATTCATACTTTGTTTAATAATATCTGAAACAACTGAAACAATACCCTTTATTTCTTTTTTAGATAAATTTAAGATACTTTTTTTACTATGTTTTTTTATTTCATTTATTACTGTATCTGTTTTACCTACCATATAAAAATATATTTCAGTTTCTTCATATATCCAGTCTTTTAGTATTTTAGTTTCATTATTCATATTTTTTTTACCTACTTTCAATAATTAATTTAATTCATATTTTTATTAGTGTCAAAAAAAAAACCCCCCCGAAATTAATCAGGGGGGTTTAGTGTTAGCTAGTATTATTTATATTGCTTTTTTAGTTTTTGCAATTTCAGTTTTAGGTTTATCTTTATTAAAAAAACCCTCATTTAAATTTCTTAAATGAGCAACCCATTTATTAGCAACATCAACTAAAGAAATCATTTTGTCTTTAGTCATTTTTTCTGGTTGATTGTTTTTGCAATCGTCCCCAATGTCAGTCTGTATTTTAGTAGTTAATGACACAATAGCTAAAGTAAATGCATTATTTTTATTTATGTCATCATCTCCATAACCCGCATTATAATATGCTTTAGCTACTTGCATTAATTCACTAAAATTTAATGCAACTTTATCATTGCCAACACTATTCAATTCACTTTTATATTTAGCAACATAATCAATTCCATTAACCCATATTCTTGAGTTATTATTGCCAGTGAATTGTTTTTGTTTTGGACACTTATCAACTGGGGTTAATGCATTAACTTTTATAATCGGCAATGCACAAATAAAACCATCACGTAGAATTCTTAAACGTGCCTTTCCATCAGGTGTTTTATTACTCCAACTATCTAATTTATCAACTCCCAACCAATGCTTATATGCTTGAATAAACCCCCTAACATTAGCATTATTGATTTGATTTAATGTATCAAATTTAATTGTCGTTGCATTTTTACCAGTACCCTTAACGTAAGATAAAACAACGTGTTTTTTTGATACATCACTTATAATATTAGTAGTAAATGAAATTCTTGCATTACTACCTTTATTATCACTATTCCATATTTCATCTATCTGTGAAATACGTTCGTTTCTTACTGTGTCTATGTTTATATTTTTAGACATTTTTTATACTCCATTTTTAATATGAATATTCCAATAAAATTTATTTTTATTTTTAAAATATTCATATAAGTTTATAACACGTATTATGTTTTAAGGTCAACCCATTATATAAAAAAATATTTCACACGTGTGAAATTTTAAAAAACCCTTATTTTATGCAACTTATTTAAAATAAGAACATTAATAGAACATCAACCCTTGCTTGCATTACTGTGATTGATAATCATTCTCAAGTTATAGCTCTATCTATGCGTGTAGTGCATAGCTTGATTGTTAGCTATGCATAATTGACATAGCTTAATTTTTATGTTAAATTTAAACATAATCAAAAAATAAGGATACAAAAAAATGTTTAAAAAAATAAAAGACCTATTAAAAAATTATGAATACAAATTAGATTGCTATTGTAAGATTTGCAAATTTTTAAGATTGGTAAAAATAAAATGATTGATTATAATTTAATTTTATACATTGGTTTATTCTTAATTATTTCAGGGTTTATTCTTTTTATAATATCTGAAATAAAATTGAGACAATTAGAAATAGAACAATTTAAACAAGAACAATTATTAAAAAGTTTTAATAATAATAAAAATAAAAAATGATACTTAATAATTGGCGTGGCTACGATATAAAAATATTTAATAGAACACCTACCTATTGCAGAATAGAACTGTTCCATTTTAACGACCAACACTTCAGAGTTTATTCTTTAAATAATAAATCATTAACCGATAAAGAAATAAATAACAACATTATGAATACAATTAAAAAAAATGGACATAAAAAACAATAAATTATTAACAAGTTTATTCATT